TTACGACTGATGTGACAGACGTTTTTTCTACGTTTTTGTATACTGGAACCGCAGGGGCGGCAACAGCAGCAGTAGTTACAAACGGTATTGACCTGAGTGGCGAAGGTGGCCTTGTTTGGACTAAGCAGAGAAACGGCACAGAGATACACTATCTAACAGATACTGAGCGTGGTGGGACAAAGTTTTTACGTTCAAATGGTAATAATGCGGAAGGCACCCAACCCGCCATAACCTTTAATTCAGACGGCTTTTCTCAGGCGTTTTATCCAGACACCCAGGAT